AAGCGTACCTGTACCTGTAGTGGTAGTTGTTTGTTTTACTCTGTCTTTAATTACGAGAGCCATAGTCTATGCTCCTATTAAGCGATACGAATGATAGCGTTTGATGCGTCTGCAGTTGGGAACTGAATTGTATAGTCACCGTTTGTAGATGTTTGTGTTCCACCAAAATCAATCACTGCGATTGCTCTGTTTGAAGCAGATGCGTTGTAAAGAATACAACCGTCTGCAGAAATAGTTGAAGAGGTAAATACCTCATCGTCAATATCAACGATAGCTGTTGTGCCATCTACTGATATAGTAACGTTGTCTAGTAATTGTCCACCTGCTGAATAACCTGTACCTGTAGCTTCGTCAGAGTTACCTGTTACATCAGAGTAGTTAGTAGTAGTTGCGTCATATGTGCCTGTAGGAGAGGCTTTAATCAGGGCCAAATAAATATTATGGGTATCCAAATCATGAGTACCACCCAAAAGTTCTGATTTAAAGCTCGTACACATTGCTGTTGTGATAGCCATTTTTTGGAGTCCTTCCGTTAGATAAGCTTAGAGGGGCCATTGAATAACAGCCCCTCAGAGTATTTTAATTATGCAAGTGTGTCACGGTCAACTTCTGCTGCGCCACGAGTTGCCTCGTTAACGTCAACAACAATTGCCCACACTCGTGCAGTAGCTGCTGCAGGTGACCCAGTAATAGCTGCAACTGCATCAATTGTATCTTCTGATGCAATAACTGCTTGAGTCTGAGTACCATACACAAACGTACCTGCTGCCGCCGCATCTATAGATGTAGCAGCCATAAAGGTTGTAGTTTCATCATTAATTGCAACGGTATAAGCAGATACATCGTCAATAGCATCAATCAATTCAACACCTGCTGCAAGAACAAGTGTACCTGCTCCTACAGTTGGTCCTGCAACTCGGCCTGATGCTGTTGGAAGTTCAATTTCCTTCTCAACCATGTACGCTTTTGACAACAAAGAAGTAGATTTACCCATTGTTTAATCCTCCCTTACGCCAAGTTATATGCTGCAGTAACGATTGCTTCTGGGCGAAGAATCTTGCGACCGTATAGGTGCATACCACGAACAATATCTGCAAATGAGTCAGGGTCACGATATGTTTCAGTTTTGTTGATCTGCTCTGCAGTTGCAACGGCTGAATCATGACCTGCTACGATAACACCAAAGTTAGAAGAGTTTGAGCCACCAACAGTTGATGCACCTGTACCTAGTGAAGGTAGGTTGTTTGAAGTGTAAACACGGAAACCGTGTAGGTTAGTTACTGCCAAGCCATTTTGTAGACCTGAACCACCCCAATCAGCTTGCAATAGACGTGAGTCTTCGTCTTTCAAGACTTCCATGAATACTGGGTCCACAACGATCCAACGACCTTGTGTATCAACATTCTGTTGGTCCATCAAACGAGACATACGTGCAAGAATTTGCAACGGGAATGCGTTACCTGCAGTTGCAGATTTCGCAGCAGTAGCACCACCTGCACGAGGCTCAATACCAATTGAGTTGTTGGCTGAACCTGCAGTACCTGATGTGTTTGTAAAGTCAGATGCGTCTAGTGACATAGATGCCAATAGTTCCGCACCAACTAGGTTAGCACCATCAGAAGCAGTATCAATAGCCTTTGTGCCGTTTACAGTAGTGTTAACTGTGCTTGCATTTGCATGAAGCGCAGCTTGTGCAAAACCAGATAGGTATCCAAGAACTTCTTGGTCCATTTGGTCTGCCAAACGATATGCCGCACGATCAGATGCCAAGCTTTGGAAATTGACGTGACTATGAGCTTCCTCAATGTCGTCCACTTTGAACGCAAAGTAGTTAGCTTTGTCAATGGTTAATGAGAAATCCTCATCATCCAAATCTTGTGGTGTGATCTGTGTACCACGGTCATATTGTTTCACGGTGATCTCAGGTTCTTTAATGATTTTAACTGAATCACCCATGTTTGCAATCTCTCCGAAATAATCAGAGTTTGTGATTGCTTCAACAACAGATGCCTTGCGGAATGCAAGCTGCACCTGTTTGGAATAGATTACTGGCGAGAAATTACCATTGGGTAAATTGCCGTAACCTGATGCTGATGGAAATGCCATAACATTTTCTCCTTAAAGCATAAACAGATGCTAAACACACAGAGTACTATATAGGAGGCTAGACATCGTAGGGTGCGTAGTTTATAACACTTGGCCTTTGTGTTACAGCTACGGGCCATGAATTACTAGGTAAGTCCGTAAGGTCTGTTGTTTGCGTGGGGAATATACGTCAGTGTGGGTGTCCTATTGGGGCCACACTAACATATGATACATATAGTTATATCATAAATAACTATAATGTCAATACTTTTTACCTAGCTGAACCAGATAAATCGTAAATAAAGTTTCCAGTGCGAATAGATTCCATGATCTCATCAGATCGTTTCTCGTATTCTTGTGGAGACATCTTCTGTACCTCAGACTCTTTGATAGCCATTCCCGAAGTATCTGACTGAGGTTTACTGCGTTGATTCCGTGTTCCCACAGAACGTGCAGCATCTTTTGATGTGGCTTTAGTTTTCTTAATACCACGATCAGCTTTGTACAGATCAATTGCACGAGCAGCAGAACGTGCGTCATTGTCATTTTCATACAATGCATCTTGTACCCATTTAGGTTGTTCCTCTGCCCATTCATGAAAGTCATCACTATCACGAATACTGTCAAAGTCTGGGTGCAAACGCATTAACTCTGCTTCAGCTTTTTCACGTGCTGCAGTTTCACGCATTTCGTCTACTGCTTTTACACGATCTTCCAAATCTGCAGCTTGTTCTTTTGCCTTTTTAATTGCAATAGTTTCAACAATTGCTGCTACATCTGGATACTTAGTTGCCCAAGCTTCAATGTCTTCATCTGACTTAGGTAGTCGGATTTCTTGTTTTGTTGCTTGGTTAAGCTGTTGCTCAAGTGCCTTAATACGATCTTCGTATTCTTTTTCTTTTGTTTGCTGATGTCGGCGTAGATCACCATAACGTTTCTTAAAGCTACGTTCTTCAGCATTTGCAGGTTCAGCTTCTTGTGGTTCTTGTTCCACTGCTTCACCTTTTTGTTCAGCTATTAGCTGTTCAAGTTCTTCTTCTTCTTTTTGGATTCGTTCTTCGTTTGTGTATTTACGATTGGCAAAAGCCACTTTCTTTTGAGGCTGCATTTCTTCAGCCATAATTGTATCTGACATTATCTGTCCTTTTTACTAGGGCCACCGTAGCCTGTTGGTAGGGGGATGGGTAGCTAGTCATATTGGTGGTTATTATTTTTTACGGCTTGCAAGTCCACCTTTCTTAAAGCCTGTCTTAATACCCTTAGATTGCTGTTCAAGTTTTTCTTTAACTTTAGCACCTTCGGATTTTATTTTATCTACTTCAGCTTGTGATGCTCCACCTGCTTTTGCTTTAGAAGCAACTTCTGCAGTTTTTTGATCTGCAGTTTTTAAAGATTCAGTTGCTTTTTCTTGCATTGTTTTTTGCATTTGTTCTGCAAGACTTGGACCATCATCATCGCCACCACCAGTACTTACTGTAGTAGCTGTGGGTTGAGTAGGTGTGGTATAATCTGTAGTTGATACTTGACTAATAGCTTCTGTTAATTTTTCCCAACCTTTTTTAAATGGTGCAGTTGGGTCAGCTAACTTTTCTTCTAAAGTCATACCTGATACAGGACCACGGTAAGGCATAGACGCACGTATTTCATCTAATGCTGTTTGTATTTTTGTCATACCTGCACCTACTACTGCTTGTTCAGTACGTAAAGGTAATGTAGATGGTGTTTCACCTTCTTCTGGTGGTGTAAATGAAGAATCCGTTGGAACAGATATACCTTCGGGAGTTTTTGGAAGAGTACTAGGTACTATATCAACAGGTAACTCTGGTGCAGTTGGTATAGCTTCAGGAGTTTCTGGTGCAACGGGTGCTACAGGTGTAGCAGGACCAACTTCTAGTTCTACTTCTGGTTCAGTAATTTCTGGTGCAACGGATGTTTCAGGTTTATATGTTTCTTTTACTGCTGCTGCTAATTCTTCTGGAGTTGCGTTTACTCCTAATTTTGATACAGCTTCTCCAAGTGCTGTTCCAAAAGCAGCACTGTCTACTGTTGTAACATCAATTCCTGCGGCTTTTAAAATTTCAACAGTCTGATTTGCTTTAGCTACAGCAGCTTCTGTAGTAGAGTCTGGCTCACTAGGAGTTTGTTTAGTATTTGTACTTGCTCCAACTTTAGCCGTTACTTTTTCTTCTTCAGATAGACCAAGTGCATCAGTAACCGTTCCTGTAATTTCATCAATTGCTTTAGCAAGTATACCTTTACGTTCTGGGTTTGTCAAACGATCTTTTACTTCTTGCAGTGCAGCTACTTGTCCTTGAATAGGTGTCTTACGTGCTTGTGCAATCTTTT